CGTCTGTGATGTTGCGCGCAACGGCTGAATTCACCACAACGCGGTAGTCACCATCGTCGGGATACTGGATAAGCCACGACTGTTCCCAGACTTGGCTAAGCGTAGCCTTGCCGGCGTCAAGCTCCGCCTTGTTCGCCGTTGCCGTGCGCTGTTGATCCCTGAGCCAGCGGTAAAAGTGCTCGTCCCCTGGCACGCCTGACGGGCTGATCTCGCTCATGCGGCGTCTTTCTCGATTTCGGCATATACGCCGTAGATAGCCCGCGCCACCTTGGCAGAGCAGCTTATCCGCAATGTGAACCCCAAAAGCGACTGCCCGAGCCGCCGCGCCGTGACGCGCGTCAGACGCTTGCCCTGCTTGCCGATCTTGAGCATGCGCGGGCCGTTCCACGTCGCGCCGCCGTCCTTCGACCACTCCAACATTATCTCCGGGTCAATGTCCTGCGCATTGCCCTGGCCAGATCCAACGCCGCGCTCAACGTCGATATAGAGCGCATCAAGCGTCAACGGATGCGGATAAGCTGAGACGGGCGGCAGCGTCACCGAGAACACGAGCGGGCTGGAAGCCTCGGTTTTGAAGTCCTGGCTCATTTCGTAGACGTTCGGGCTATCCCGATCACCGCACAGCACCTTGCCGAAGGCTTCCGTTACCGTCGAAATCCGCCAGTTGCTAGCGCCGTAGCTTTCCCGGTTCGACCATCCATATTGACTATCGTAAACCCACGTCCAAGATTCAGAACTGATCTGATAGTAGCTGTGACCGTCGCGGGTCCAGCTTGTCGCCTCGAGTGTCGTTTTGTCTGCTAGAGCCTCAATGTCGCGCTCGACGGCAGGCGTCGAGATGCGCTGCCCGGAATAGCCTTGCAGCAGCCTTACCGTGCGGTCATGCGCCACCCAGGCGATTGTCTGGTCAAGGCGCGCAACGCTGTTCGCTGCGAGGCATCCAAGATCCATGACGGTTGACCGTGAAAAGCCTGTTGCGTCAGCGAGGCCCGCGTTAGTCCAGAACTCGCACGTCCGCTCTCCAAAGATCAACGCCTCGTTCTGGCGGTTGTAGACCCTCACAACAGGATCAGGCGAAGCGTCGGCGCGCTCGAAACTCAGCGCATCCCAGGCGGTTGCGTCGTCAATCTCGCCCGCCTGCCACTTGTTGTCCGCCGTGCCGATGATGAAAATACCGTCAACCACTGTCAGGCTCATCGGCGCCAACAGATCGGCATCCGTCACCTGCGCAAGCGACGTGCGGTAATTGTACATCGTACCGTCACAAACTACGGCGATGTCAGGCGTAGAGCGCCGGTTGCGCGCCATGTAGATCGGCGCCGTGGCGCTGATCGACATTGACCCGAGCGAGGTTACGTTGCCGTTTGACTGGATTTTCCAAAGCTGCGTCCCGGCGACAGCATAAAGCGCGCCGTCAACTTCAAGCGCAGCCCTAATGCCGGTAGTGATGCCGTCGAGAGCCGCAAAGCCCTGCAATCCGTCTGCACAGTAGAGCGCGAACGTCACGCGCCCTTCCGCTCCGATTTCCTCGGCAAATCCGTTGACGAGCCGCGCATCCCCGCCGCTCTGGAAGCGGCTAGGCGCGCTTGTCTTGTTAAGCGACAGCGGGATCGGATCAGCCATCAGTAGAAGACCGCCTTAGTCTGGAAGCCGCTTTTTGCGCGTCCCATGTGACGACGCAGCCGGCGCAACAGGATCGTTTCCCGCTGCATGCGATCTTCCGGCGTAACGCGCACGCCGAATGCGTTTGAAACCTCGTTCCATACCAGAGCCGACAACGTGTCGAATACGACGCTCGGGATGGCATCATATGTCCAGTAGACAAGGCCCTCTTCGCGCCAGTCTTCCAGCTTCGATTGGTACTTGCCTATTATGTACTCGCTATCGGCGGCGGAAATTGTATCTTCCGCCGCCAATTTGCCGTTGTCGCGAAGCACGGCGTTAGCCAGTTCGATTGCCGTCTTGGTCATCGCCGCGCCCGCCTATCAGAGCATGTAATAGATGAGGTACACCGCAGCGCCGCCAGCCGCGAATGCGTTTGCCGGTGCGTTGGCCTCGATCTGGATCATGGTCTTTTCCGAGAAGTACAGCGGATCTACGAAGAACTGGATGCGCTGGTTTCCCGTGTGCAGCTCCGCAATGCCGTCTCCGGTCAGGACGCCGGCATTGGAAAGCCCGGTCGGAGAAGCCGAAGCCCCGCTGTTGGTGTAGGTGACATCGGTATCAGGGTCCGTATAGGTTGCAGACCCGCCGCTGTTCGCAGCCCAGCCCACATCCATATCAAGCGCCTCGGTGCCCGTGTCGATATCATCGAGCACGAACACGCAGCCGCAGACCATGCTGTTTTTAGGGATGTAGCCAAGTTCGAAGATGTCGCCATCCTCGACGTTGGCTGCGATCTCGTACTTGCGATGCCAGACCTTGAGATTTTTCGAAAGGCCGTGCGCCGCACCAACCGTCAACGGGCTGTTAGTAAGCGTTTCAGCAGTCATTGATAATTCCTCCTATCACGCATCAGCCGCCGAAGCGAAGTAGCCGGTCACAACGCCATGGTCCTTTGTGTCGGCAGTGTCGGTTTCGCCGGAGCCAAACCGCAGCTTGTCAACCTTGTACCATTGCGTGATACCGATACCGACTGCGCGCTTATAGTCGAACATCTCTTCAATCGTCTCAGGACGCTTGGCCCAAGCCATGCCGAGCGCCTGAGCGCCGCACAGGTAGCACGGGCGAACGACTGTGGTTCCGCCTGCACCAACAGTCCCGAGCGAGGGAATATCCTCGATTTCGTAGATGTAGACGTTATCCCACACGTAATCGGCGCCCGTGAACAGCGGGTTATCCATGCCGCGATTGCGCGCGTCACGGTTTGCCTGTGCGAACGTCGAGTTTGCCGCAAGATCACGAACCATCTGCGTCGGCGCAAACAGCACATAGCCCTCGCTCGAGCCGATTGCAGTTCTGGCTCGGATCGGCTTGATCTTCGGGCTCGCCGTCTTGGCGAGACGCTTCATCAGGCCGATTGCATCCGGCGTCAACTTGTCGTCGGTCGTGTCACACTTAACAACGGAGTCGGAAAAGTCGTAATCCGTCTCAGTGTTGGACTTGAGCGCACCGAACAGCACACGATCAGCGTTGTCGGCAAGCCAAGCATCCTTCTGGCCCTCGGTCGCGTCCGAGAACTTCACGCCATTGATGGACCCGAGAGCCGTGATGATGTTGTCGCGGTCAAGCTCCATATTCCAGTCCATCAGGATGTCACGATGCGCCTGGCGAAGATCAATCGCCGTCTTCTGCGCCTCGAACTTCTTGAACTTGACGGCATGCGCGTATTCACGGACACGAAGCTGAAACGAACGAAGGTCGGCGGCTTCCTCAGCACCTTCCAGCGCCTCGTTGCTGTCCTTTGCCGTGCCGGTCAGGCGGTTGACGAGCGTGAACGTCACGCTGTCGCCGGGCTTCTTGGTCAAGTCTTCCTTGAGCTGGATCATTTTCGATGATCCTGTGCCCATAAACTGCTTGAACCAGTTCGAATTGAGATATTCGGTGAAGTATTTTTCGTCCCACTGCTGGACCGTCAAGCCAGACGGGACATACGTTTCAGCCATGATTAGCCTCCAAGGATGTCATCTAGAGAGGCGCGTTCCGATCCTGCAAACTGGCCATTCTTCAGCCGTGGTTGCGTTGATGCGGTATTCGCCAACGATTTCGGTGCCGCTGGCGCTGCCGGAACTGCGGGTGCCTGCTGCTGCCCCAACCGTTCGGCTTCCCACTTTTCACGCAATCGCTGCTCGTAGGCGGCTGGATCGTCGCCTATTTCGCGCATCAGCTTCAGCTTCCTGCCCTGCTCGTAAGCGAACTTCGCCGGCATTGGATGTTGTACCAATTGCTGTTCAAGCCACGGGTCTGCCGACGCTGCTTCGATGAAAATTTTTTCCATCTCGTCAAAATCAGGCTTCACCGTTCGCATCAGTTCCTTCGACGTAATAACGCGCGTCTCGAAAAGCTGATGCTGGAACATCATCTGGTCATAGGCAGCCGCGCCTTCCGGGTCCGTCCATGGATCTGGACGTTGCGGAAATTGACGTTGTTGGCTTGGTTGTGGCTGTTGCTGCGGTTGCTGTGTCTGTTGGGTTGCCTTGTCGGTCAGTTCGGCAATCTGGCGCTCTAGTTCCTGGCGCTTGCGGCGCTCGTCTTCAAGAGCCTTGCGCGGGACGTGCGGGCCTTCGTCCTTGACGTTCGATGTAGCCGGCGGCGCTGCATCCTGTTTATCGCCCGTTTCAGCCTCGGCTTCTCCCTCTACGGGTTGCGGCTCCGGCTCTGGCTGCTGCTGCACAGGCTCTTTTGCCGTTGCCTCACCAGCCAGGATTGCATCAAGGTCTGCGGTCTGCTTTTCCTCTGTCATTGCTCTTTCCTCAACGCCCGTATCGTCGGCGGCACGTGTTGCAGTTCAGTGTTCGCCCGAAGCCCGGCGGCGGCATATCCCGTCTAGGGAATCAAAAACCCGGCTGTTGGGCCGGGCTCGCGTCTTGCGGTATCTGTTGCTGTCCGCCCCCGCCTCCGGGGTCTACGACCGTTGGCATGATGATTTGCCCCGTCTGCGCGTCGTTCTTATCCGCGTCGGTCATGATCTTCAGCGTCTCTGCTTCGAGCTTCTTTATCTCTGCCTCGCCCTTGCGCATCGCCTGATCGGCCATCGCCTTATTGATGGCGTCGGCCTCCGGGTTCGATCCCGCGCCCTTCAACTCTTCCAGCAATTCGCGCTTGTTCCTGAGCGTTGACGCCTTGATGTAGACTTCAGGTGGGAACACGACAGCCGGCGCAAGCGATGTCAGCGCCCGGAACTGTTCTTCCTGCACGTTTGCCACGTCTGGAACGTTCTCAATCGAGATGTCCATATCCATTTCGGCTGGCACGTTTTCCATGCGAACGACCTGATCCAACATCGGCGCACGCATCGGGTCTTGCTCAACCTCGGCCATCATCATCTGGCCTTGCTCCGGCGGCACGCCCTGCTCTTCTAGGCGCTTCTGAGCCTCTTCGCGGAACGTCACGGGGCGATTGAAGCCGACAAACCTTATATTGTCCTCATTGTCGGTGACACGCACCCACCATTCGGCAGTCTTGTACTGGCGTATCAGGTGCCATATGCCGCGAAACACGCGCAGCTTCAGCCCCAGGTGGCGGTCGATCAGCGGAGAAACCTCAACCTGCCCGCCGCTCTGGTTTGCCAAAATAGCCTTGCCGGAAGGCGCCCCGTCCTGTTTCCCCATCAAGGCAGCGTTTGGCCCCTCCGACTTCATGTGCCCCATCGCCTGTTGAAGCAGTTCGAAGTTGCCTTGCACTTGGCCCGACGTATCGAGCACTTCGAAATCGAAGCCGGGGTTTACCTCTATATGGCCATCGGGCTTCGACAGTTCCTGCTTCATCAAGTCCACATCGTCAACCGCGCCGCGCTCGGCTTTCGTCTGGCGCATGGTCAGCAAGTGCAGAGCCTTGGATCGGCGTTTGTTGACTTCATCCTGTGGCGAAATCATCGACCTGACTTCGCCATAGCGGCTGTTATCACGGTCAACGTAGGCAGACACCATGAACAGTGGGCACCATGAGCGGCCCTTGTCGTCTTGGAACGGCACAGGACCGCCGGAGAGCTTGCCGCCCTTGGTGAAATGGCACCAGTGCCATTGACCGGCCTGCTGATAGTACATTTGCACGACCTTGACGCGCTTGCGCTTGGCGCCAGTGCTCCAAACCTTCCACTTCGGGCGGTCGTCATGGGCGCGGCCCGTGTCGTCGTTGGCAGTCGTGTCGATCACGCTTTCGGCGTCAGGGTACATCTCCTTGGCCTGCTCGGAATCCATCCAGACGATACCGCCTAAATATCGCGCGTCCGAGAAGTCCACCTTGCGGCTGTGAGGATCGTAGAAAAGACGATCCCAAGGCCATTCCGTAGCGTCAATGTCGCCAGTCTGCTCGTCTACGACCAGTTCAATCCCGCCGTAGCCCTCGATCAGAAGGTTTTCCCATACAGCCGAGAACTTGCGGTCAAGGTCGGTCGTATCCTCGACATAGCGCAGCGCGTCAGTGCAGGCTTCTGCCGCGTCTTCGTCTTTCGGGTTTCGCGGCATTCCGCGCGGGTCCGTGCGCCCGTTTATCTCAAGCCCGATCAGATAATTGATTTTCGAGCGTATCATGTTGAAAACCAGATCGGGCTGGCCACGATCCTGCAACGTCTGGCGCTCCTCAGCCGTCAACTGCTTGTTATCGTAATAATCGCGGTCGCGCTCTGATGCCTTGACGGCAGCCGCCGTCGTCTCTTCCCATTCCTCGACGCGCTGAA